AATTGATACCAGCACACACATAAAGGTATGTGCAGAGAAAGTATCTGGGATTGCAAAAATGCAATCATATTGCAGAAATGCAATGTTAACATAATGTTCGTTATCGGATGTTAGAACAAAGTAAAGGAATTACAAGCACTTAGGGCCCCTCCATTTATCTGAGAAGGCCCCCAGTGAAATATAGCGACAGGGCCTCTACCACAATTTTTTCAGTTTCCCCCACGGGATTGCACCCTCCCAAGATTTTTTACTTGACAGGGTGTGCATTGGGGTCTATAGAATAGGTGTACCGGGGGGTTCCTTTCCCCCTTTTATATACAGTTTTAAGGAGCTTGTGCATGTTAAGTAAACTCCTAACCCCCACACTTCCCCAAGAGGCCCCCCGGTATTCCCCCCTAACGTACAACTTTTGGACATTGTGAAATAAGGAGAAAAGTCATGTCAACCACACAAACAGGAACATTTGGATCAGTATTAATGGGCACTCCCAAACCCTGTACGGGAATTATGGAGAAGAGCTTCATTGGACACATGGAGGATGTCTCAATCGAACTTCCCCCCTTTTCAGGCATTTGCGAGAAGGATGAGGAGGAGGACAAAGGATGAACATACCACACAAATATGCGGAAGACATAGGTTCTATGAAGATAAAGAGGGGTACTGTCGGGGGACAGGTGAAGATGTACTCCTTTGATGCAGTTCCCATATGTCTTGAGGAGGAGTGCCCTGCCTATGGCATTTGCCACTATCACCAATCAGAGGGCCACAAAAACGCCAAGTGCAAGGTGCATCTTGATTATATGAAGGCAATAACAGATGTCATGTTTCGCAATTACTCGGAGTGCCTGACTGAGGGGAAGTTTTTCAGGGTTGGAACCCAGCTTATGAGCCTGTATGGAACCCTTTGCAGGATTCAGATAGAGAAAGTTGGTACATCAAGTATTACAATGCTCAACTCCAGAGGGACTCTTTCCGCACATCCAATATTTAAAGAAGAGAGGGAAACAATCAAGGTCATTGAAAGTTTGTGGAGAAGTATAGGGCTGAAACCAAATCATGAGGTTCCAGAGCCAGACTTTGGAACTTCTGAAGAAGAAAGGGAGTAATATGGAAGAAGAACACGAAGTGCCTGAAAAAAGAATGGATATAAAGGAGTTCAGGGAGCTTGGGTATTTGCAGGAGTTGAACAGGAATTTCCTTCATCCACTTGGGTTATCTCTTGAAGTTATTATAGATGAAGAAACAGGGGGGGAGAGGTTCGGGGGGATTTGGGACTACCGGGATGATCCTGAAGGGCTTCTGTTTGCTGAAAATACCATTACTATGGAAAAAGCAGCTTATGTGGCAAGGTGTAAAATGTTAAAAGTCCAGATTCGGGATGAGAAGCATAACTGTGTGGATGGAGTACAATTGCCGTATAGGAATGAAAAAGAATATCGGAAATGGGAGAGCATGGTTGCATGTCTTGATGAGGAGATGAATAAACTAGGTGGAGGTGGCTGAAATTGGCAAGAACAACCATAGCAGATGCAATGAATGGTGTGAAAAAGGGTAAAGCCCCTTCCCAGAAAAAATCCCACCACTCAAAGAGGAAGAAGGAAGCGGAAAAGTATCGTGATTCTTGGAGGGGGTTCAAGCTTTGGTGTGAGGAGAAGGCCTGTATCCCCATATATCCTGAAGGAAGTGATATTGCTGAATGGTTTCCTGTGGGGGAGCTTCCGACTGAGCCTCACCCTGAAACGGGGAAGTCTTACAGGCATATATGGGAGCAGCAGCTAGAGATATGCAAGGAAGCACTCAGGATGGAGAATAGCCGGTTTGTTTATAACCTGATTATTTTCTGCTGGATGCGGGGGGAGGGGAAATCACTTCTTGCCTGTCTGATTGAGCTTTGGAAGTTTTTCAATTGGCCCAATCAAAAGATAATGCTTGGGGCTAACTCCAAAGAGCAGACCAAATTTGTCCACTATGACATTATGAGGGACATTGTTCTCAATTCTCCCAAGCTGCTTGAGGATATAGGGGGAAAGAGGAACATACAGGAAAAGGAATTGCGGATAAGGGATGAGAAGGGGGATATAATGAGCATTGTGCGGTCAATCTCCTCCTTTTCTGGTATTGTATCAAATATTACGGGGTTCACCTTCTCTGAGATTTTTGACATGAAAAACCCCAAGTTCTATGTGCAGCTATATGGTTCAATTCGTAATGTGCCCAATGCCCTTGGCGTTATAGATTCCACTGTTTCGGAAAAGACACACACGCTGTTCCTTCTTTTTGACAGGGTTATGAAGAAGAAGACGAAGAAGGTTTTCTTCTCCTACCGATGCGCTCCCAAAGGGATTCCTGATGAGTTCTGGAATCCAATAATGACCGAAGATCAGCTTAATGACTATAAGGAGACTTTCCCCTTTGGTGAGTATGAGAGGTACTTTCAGAATCTTTGGAGTGCTGGTCAAAAGCAGATATTCAGTGATGCCATGATAGATGAAACAGAACTTCTTGGGATAGATGGGGGCCTGTTGAATCATGCGGATATTGTTGCGGAGTTGGGGAAGAAATATGATGTGCTGAACAGGCAAAAGGATTTGGAGGCTACGGGGAAAAGGAAAGAGGAGATACTAAATCTTCTTGATGGTTCCCAAATTATAGATGGAATTGAGAAAAGGTTTTCAAGAGTTTCAGACTATTACACGCTGAGGGGGAAGTATAGTGAGAATTCCTATTGCAGCATAGAGCAGTTGCTGAAGCTTGGGGAGATGCTTGATACTGATTGGGCCATCCTTAGTGGGACTGACTTTGGAGACCCTTATGCTGTTACGGGGCTTGCACGGTCAATTCTTACCATAATTGCGAAAGGACTTCCCGGCAGTAAAAGCAATCCATATAAGTTTCTGTCGGAAGATGCAAGTCCGAAGTACATTTATTTCCTGTTGAGATTTTTTAATGTGGAAGAGCATTCCCTTAGCGTGGTAAAGGGGTATCTTGATGATGCCCATACAGAGTATGATGGAATTGATACATTTTGCAGCGAGAGGCATGGTGTGTGGGACATGGAGAAGTGGTGTGAGGAGAGAGACATTGTCTTTGAGCCAGTGTACCCCAGTTACGAAAGACAGAGGATGGCATTTAAAGAGCTTCTTCTTGCTGTAAAATTTGGGCTATTTAAAAAGCCACTACTTGCTGTTCCCGGTTCCAAAAAGGATGATATTATGCGTGAGGAGATGGAAGTGTTCATGCATGACAGTGGGAGACACTGGTTTGGCTCTCCTCAAAAAGAGGAGAAGCACGGGATACAGGATGATACCATCTTTTCTAATGGCTGGACACTCTATGGGGGAAGGACACTGGGAGTGGAAGATTTCAGGATAAGAAAGGCGCATGGAATCTCTTTTGGCAGTTTTTATTCTACAAAAGACCTTGTTGGCCTCTACTAAAAAATAGTTGGAATTCCTTATTTTTTTCTTGACAAATCACCATAAATCTACTAAGTTTTCTGGTAGAGGGAGAAAATGTCAAGTCTTGCAAATGCTAAACCCTTATTTTTCCTTACCTTTTGACATTTCGTTTTATTTAGTATTTGTGAACTTTCTGGCATTTTCCTAAAGATTTGGGGGATTCATGCCAAATATTCAAAAATCTGTAAATTTCCAAGAAGTGGTAAGAAATGCTATTTTGAACATGCCCGATGAGGAATTGCAGAAAATCACTTTTTCTAATCCTTGGCAATACAGTCCAGATACAGGAGATTATGAAGACCCAGATAAGAAGGAAGGTGTTACCAATATGGATAACACCTCAAGGGAAAGCCTTCATGACCAGTGTTGGGAGAAACTCCACAAGAATCCACAGGTGAATACGGCTGTCAGGGGTCTTGCTGGTCGTATGACAGGTTGGGGATTTGAGGTAACTTCAGAGAACTACAAAATTCAAAGAGAGATATTTCTTCTTGAAAAAGACCCAAGAAACAGACTGTTCAGTTTTTATCCAAAATTTGCCGCAAGATCAATAGTTGAAAATGAGCTTTTTATCAGTCTAACATGCCATGATGATGGATTTATTGAAATTGATTTTATTGATCCCTCTACAGTTCGTGGAATAGGTACAAATGATGAAGGAATAATATTTCACCCCACTAAAGCATGGTTCCCCCTTTTTTTTAACATACGTTCACGCTTTGGGTATGATGCCACTGAGGAGGATGTTCAAATACCCAGCATTAACATTGCCTACTTCCCCAATCTTGTTCAGATTGCGAAGAAGTCTGAGTATTATGACAGGAAGCTTCAGATAGATTCAAGGCCGGGGACAGGGAAGTACAGAAAGTTTGGTGGATATAATAGATTTATAGTTGCTTGGGACAAAGGTTTTATCACAAAAAGAGCAATTTCCTACCTTGTGACCACACTTGAGTGGCTTAACCACTATGAAAATCTCAAAAAGTATGAAATAGACCACAAAAAGTCTTCAGGGGCCTACCTTTGGCTGTTTAAGATAACAGATGCCAAGTCTTTTAAGTTATGGCTGTCTCTTACTGATGAAGAGAGGAGAAAGACAGGCATAACAGAGAAGAAAACCCCCGGTGGGTCTCTTGTTATCCCCCCCGGCATGGATGTGGAGTGTAAAAATCCTAATCTTACTGCAATAAAGGATCAGGACACAGATATAATGCATATGGCAACAAGTGGACTTAATGAGCCAGCTGATATTACAACTGGAGAATCAAAAGGCACGTTTGCATCTGTTAAAGCCTCAAGGGGGCCGATGAGTGACAGGACATCTGATGAGATAGCTTCATGGGACAATTTCCTCAAATGGGATTTTTGGAAAGGTGTTTTCTTTCTCAAGTCCAGAATAAGCAAATTTCCTAAAGTTTTCAAGGAAAGGGAATGTGTTGATTTTGTAAAAGGGGAACCCCAATTTGAGATGGTTGAGAAGTTTCCAGAGGAGCTTATTGATATTTCTTACCCTGTTTCCGAAGTTGTTGATTTTGAAAGCAGAGCCAAAGCTTTTCTTGGTGTGAAACATGGCCCGCTTGCTGAAACAATGGGGATGGATAATAAGTCAATTGCAAAGAGAATGGGTATTGGTGGCTATGCAAACACAAGAAGGAAAAAAGCCACTGAGGATGATAAGTATCCAGAGCTTGATTATGCTGTTGACTCTGAATCATTACAAGAGACCACAGAGGGGGAAACCCCAAAAAAAGTGGTAGTAAAAAAGGGAACTTCTACCAAAAAGACTAAAGGAAAGGAGAAGTAAAGATGCCTACCTATAGAAATGACAGCACACACACTATAAGGGTTTGTGGGTTTGAATATTCTGGGGAAATAGACATACCACCGGGGGAGCAAAGAGCAACTCCTTATTATCAGCACACTTCTGATCTTGTTAAGATATCAGACACCCCTTATTATAATCCAGTTATGGAATTGCATGAGGTTTCTTCAGGAGAGAGGATTGTCCCAATAAACAAGGACACTGAAATATTAAGGATACAGAAGGTATCTGGAACCACTGTTTCTGTTTATCTTCAATCTGAGGACAACACACCAGCACTTGTTAAGAGTTGGGATTCAACTGATCCTGTTATTGATGTTCCCATGAAAGGGCTTGCAACTCAGGCAATTGTGTGTTTTGCTGGTGAAGGTTCTGTTCAAATTATGGAAATAAAGAGCAGGGATGATGGGGTAATACCAATAACACAAAATGCTTAAGAGGAGCATTAAAAGCGTGAAAATTACAATTATCATAGAGGAAGAGAAGGAAGATGATCAGGAGATAAAGACAAGAAGGGTTCCACATCCCAGTGTTTATTATAATGACCCTTTTGCTCCTAATACTAATAATAACTTCCCTCCTCCCAAAAATGGTGAAATTTATTGTTAAGGAGAAAAACAATGGGAGAAACAATCAAGAGGAAAATACAGGTGGTGTCCCCTGATGGAAAAGAAATTGAGGAACTTCAGTTGGATATGGGGCTGAATGACAAACTTGTATTTCAGTTTGAAGATGTTGCAGTATACAAAATGTATGTTTTTGATGAAAAAGCAAGAGAGGCTTTTCTTGAAATGGTACAAAAGTTTATGTCTGAAACAACAACTGTTTTATTTGTTCCACCGGGAGTAAGATTACGTGTTCTCCATATTGAGGAAGGGGAAGTTTTATTAGCTGAAGGAGAGGCAGCAAGTAATGCCTTGGACAGTTAAGGATGTTGACAAATTTAAAAAAGGTCTTAATGCAGCACAAAAGAAGAAATGGGTTGGTATTGCAAACAGTGTTTTGAGGGATTGCATAAAAAACGGAGGAAAAGATAAAACATGTGCTCCAAAGGCCATTCGTATAGCAAACTCAAAATTCAGCAGGGGAGATAGTAAAATGTCAAAGAAAATTAAAGTACCTGTCACAGCCTTTAATATTGTGGATTCTGGCTGTTCTGCCTTTTCAAAGGCAGTTGAGCTTAAGGATGGGGGGAAGGAGCCAAAGCTTCATATGGTTTCTTATAGTGGTAAAATAGTAAAGAATCACTTTTGGTGGGGTGATCTTGTTATAGATGGCAAGGGTATAAAGTTCAATCAGACAAGAAATCCTGTTCTTGAAGATCATATGTCTTCAAGGAAAATTGGATTCAGTGATAAGGTGAATGTTGGGGAAGATGGCAAAGTTACTATTGATCCTGACAAGGCTGGGTTTGTGGATACAGAGGAAAGTCTTGAGTTTAGAAGGATATCTGAACAGGGGTTTCCTTTTCAGGCAAGTATTTCAGTAAGACCCCTTGTTATTGAGCGTCTTGCTGAAGGGACTGAAGCAGAAGTTAATGGTTTTACCATGAAAGGGCCGGGAACTATTTTCAGGGAAAGTCTGTACCGTGAAAGCAGTGTCTGCGTCTGGGGGTATGACCATAGGACGAAATCATCAGCTTTTTCAAAAGAGGGAGCAGATGAAGTTGAACTTGAATTAAAAGAAATTGAAACAACAGTAAAATTACAAGAGAAAAAGGAGGTGACAAAAATGGCAGAAGGAACAAAAGAAAAAGAACTGACCTATGAGGAATTTTGTGAACAGAATGCAGACATGATCAAAAAGGTGAAAGAGGAGGCAGTTACGGAAACTACTTCAAGTTTTTCCACTCAGCTTGCAGAGTTAAAAAAGCAAAATGAGAAGGTTATGACTGTTCTTGGAGAAGTTCAGAAGGAGAACAAAAACATCCAGAAGACCAATGTTTTGCTGAAGGAAGACACGGCAAAAGCAAAGGCCAATGAAATTTGGATAGCAAAGTTGTCTGATACTTCCGTCCCCCCGCATCTTTTTGATAAGGTAAAGGGCATGAAGTCATATTCTGACTTTATGGACGAAAACAACAATCTTAAGGTTTCTGAGTTCACTGAAGCAGTTGATGCTGAGATTAAAAGTTGGGAGGATTTGGGGCTTAAATCAGAGGCTCCTGTTAAGGGAACTGGGACAACCGGGAGAGATACGGAAAGTTCTGAAGCAAAAGAAGAGGCACGTCTGTCCAAAGAAGATGAGGAAGATGCTGAGGACATGCTGCGTCTTGCTGGTATTTCAGTTAAAAAAGAAGAATGAAAGGAGGTGATTTAGTATGGGTAGAGATATTCCTAGTATAGTTAGAGGAGTGCAGGATGACTATAGGAAGCTTTATTATTCAGATGATCAAGCTTCTTTGAAAGTTCCTGTTACTATTATGGCTGGATATGGACAGATAATTGCGGGGACGGCCCTTGCAAAGAATGGTTCTGCTGCGGGAGGTATAGGAAAAGTTATCCCTTATGATCCCAGTTCAATAACTGGGGCAGAGGAGGCCCCTGCCAGACTTTATCTGGTTCAGGATTCAGGCACTACTGAAACAGAACTGTATGTTACCATAGATGACAGCTATAAAGTTGGTGTTGCGGATGATGTTTATATTGTTGATGATACGACTGCCAAAGAGCAGCTTGGTGCTATCACGGCAATTGATCGGACAACCTATACCAACAGGGCAAAAATAACAGTTACTACCGCAACAGGTAGTACAAGCTTCACAACAGCAAGGTTTGCTTATCTTGCAGTTGAGGGGGCCGATACCTGTGTTGGTATAGCTGAAAAATCTACAGATACCGGAACTGGTGCAGATGCAAAAGGAGCATTAAGTGTCAATATCCTTGGAAATTGTGTCCTCTATACAGAGGTTCTTTCCAATTTTGATGCTGCTGCTATTGCTGATCTTTCTGCTGGTAGTTGGGGTATTTATACATATTTGAAATAAGAAAGGAGGTGAAGTAATATGCCACGTGGACTTGGAGATATACCGTCTTTGAGATTAGAAAGACTACAAAAGTTTGTAACAAAGTTTAGTGCTCAGTTTACACTTAAGCTTGCTAACATGTTTCCTTCCCAAGACTCACCATCAAGCACAATTGAATGGGAAAGTCAGGATGGAACACGGGAAATGGCTAAGTTTAAACCACCGGGAGCACCCACGGAACAGTCTGCCCCGTTGGGAGTGGCCCCCCATTCAGCAGAAGCTGCTTTTTGGGGAGATAAGATGTTTTTTGATGAAGAGTTCCTGAACAATGTTCGTAAAGCTGGAACCGAATCACAATATCTTAAAGCCAAACAAAGACTGTCCAGAGAACTTGCAAATATGACCAGTCGTGTACTTAGAAGGCAAGAGTGGATGACTGCCCGTATGTTGTTTGCTGGTGAATTTGCTTATGAGGTTGCAGAAGGAGTTAAGGCAACTGTTGATTATGACATACCGTCAGATCACATTGTTTCTCTTTCTTCTGAGAGTCTTTGGAGCACCGGGAATAAGAAGGACATAATGGGAGATGTTACAGATGCTAAAGAAAGGGTGAGCCTTGATTGTGGAGGTAAAGTAAACTGGGCTGTATGTAACACATCCGTTTTTAAGTATTTGGCCACTGACACCACCATTCAAACCCTTCTGCAAAAATCAACATTTGGTGAAGGAACCCTCTTTAAGGGTGCTGTTGAAAAACTTACTGGGGTGAATCCTAAACCGATAGCAGCCCTGCTTGATATTGATAATTTTCTTATCTATGACGAGCAGTATGAGGTTCGTACATTCCTGACTGCAAATGTTACTGGTGGTACTACAACAGTTATTTATGTTGGGAACGCTCAGGACTTTCTGGCAGGTGGAACCCTTCGTTTTGTAAATATGTCCACAGGTGCGAAAGAGGACGAAACCATTGCCTCTGTAGATGTTGAGGCTGGAACAGTTACTGTATCTACAGCACCTACTGCTTCTTTCAGGGCAGGGCGTGACATTGTTTTCATGCGGAGGAAATTTATCGAAGATGATAAAATTGTCTTCTTTGCGGATAATGTTGAAAATCAGCCAATTGCTGAGTATTGGAAGGCCCCCTTTGGCCTTGACAGGCATTATGGGGTAAAACCCGACCGTTGGGAAAAGAAAGACCCTGATGGTATATATTTGAGAGTGGAGAACAAAGGTTTACCTGTTCTTTACTTTACAGATGCCGTCTATATTTTAACTGTTGCTTGATAGAAAGGGGAGATGAATCATGACTGATGTTTTAGGGCCAAGAACTTCCCCGAACTTTGAGAAACAGGTGGCTCATGATGTGCTGGCTCCCCTGAATCTTTTGATATCAGGGGAGTTTACAAACAGTGTGTATGGGTCTGTAGTAGGTGCTGCTAGGTTTGCTGGTAAAGTTGTGAATGTTTGGTGGTCTGTTGGTGCTTGTGGCAGAGATGATGATAATCAGCTAAGTGGTGAAGTTGATGTTAAAATCAATGGAACTACTTGTTTATCTACCAAACCTTCTATCCGCTACGTAAGTGGAGAGACAAGCCAGCAGAAAACAACCAAAGTTACTGGAGATACTGGTATTACCAAAGGTGTGGTTAATAGTAGCAATGCTGCGTTTGAAGCCGGGGACATTTTCACAGTTGATCTTGTTCTTGTTAGTCAGTCCAGTCCCGATGTAAAAATGGGAAGTGCTGTTGTAGTTGTGGAACTGGAACCTGATTGATAAAACAAAGAAAGGAGCAATTTGATGGAAATTGACAGAATCAGAAAAGTTAAAGTAGTGACTTATCTGAAGACACCAACAAAAGAATATCACAAGGGGGCTGAGTATGAAGTCCCCAACATTCCAAAGGAATTAATTGCTGAAGTTTTGGCAAAGAGAGATACAGTAGAAGTAGTGGAAGTAAAAGAGGATGATCTACAGCCAGCCCCTGTTGGAGGGGGAGATGTTGAAGACCAAACTTCTGATGTTCCTGAAGAAAGCACTACTTCTGCTGATTCTTCTTCTGATGGGGATGATGAAGATTATGTACCAACAGAAGATGAGTTTTTGGGAGGAGGAGTCTCCCAAAGCATTAAATCAGATGGTGCTGCTGAAGAAAATGAGCAAACAGGCATCAATGAGAATAAAGAGAAAGACGAGATATCCAAAACTTCCTCGGAAGGTAAAGAGGAAGATGAGAAACCAAATAGCAGGCAGAAAGCACTATCTTTTGCTACAAACAAAAGTAGAAGAAGAAGGAATAAATAATTATGACAAAGGATGAACTTATAACCAAGCTTCAAGAAGAATCAAAGGATTTAAGCAGCTATCTTTCATCTGATGATTATTCTAATGCTGCTGATAGAGCCTCTTATGATACTGGATGGGCTTACCCTGTTTCTACCAGTTTTAGAATAACATGGCAGTTACAAAGGAGCTTTAGATGGTTGTATTTTTACCTTTTGAATAATTATGCCACAAAGTTCAAATTTGAGCAGATTAATCTTCAGCAAAGGTGGGAACACTTTCGCCAGATGATAAAGGATATTGATGAACAGTTTGAGAAAGCTGTTCAGGAGAACCCTGCTGAGTTTGCTGATGTGGATACCTATAAAATGTTTGGAACAAAGATTGATGCTGGATTTGCCTATGAGAATGGTACTGGTAGAGATATTACCTATGATGAAGATCAGGAAGTAATTGTGAAACCTTAATGTAGTTTATATAAAATGGCAATTGGAATAGGCCCAGATATAAAAGAAGCAATACAGGAAGTAGGGACTGGTTATACAATTGTTGACATTGGTGTGAGTGGAGAAGTCCTGAAATCTGAGTCAAATGCCCAAGTGACAAAGCCCTTTATCAGGGAGTTTTTTCTTGAGGCAATGATGGCTTATGATACTTCTGGTGAGGTTGGTAACATCCTTGAGTTTGAGAGGAATCAAAATAGATATGTGGTGATGAACATTACCGATGATATCTTTGAGAATGAGGTGTTTCGGAAAAATGCTGTTTTGTATAAGTGTAATATTAATGATGGTGTTCTTATGCGACCTTCTGGAGAGGATAACATAAGGGACACCTACCACACTCAAACACATTGGAGTCACATTACAGGGGAAATATCTGCTCTGATGACACAACCTCTGTTTGGAAATGATCCAGATACAGATGAAGAATTGGGAAGAATTGGTATTGAAAGACATGAATTGTACATCCCATCTTCTATTGGCATACAGGAGCTAGATAGGTTTGAGGCTGTTTCTGGTGAATATTATGTTGTTTCAGAGGTTATAAAAAGGAGGTACCAGTCTGTTGATGTTGTAAGATTAGAAGAAGACCAAAGAGAGTAATAATCAATCATTGGGAGAACCTAATAATGAAGAAAAGAATACTTTTCGTTGGAGAGCATCCGTTTGCACATACTGGGAATGCGGGGATGCTTGATACTCTTGTCAGGGAACTGGATAAAGAAAAATACTTTCCTGTTTTGTTTCTTTCGGATACGGGGGTTGACCCTGCTCAATTTGTTGCAAACACCATACCTTACCCAGTAATTCACGCAAAAGATGGGCACGATGTTTGGGGGGGACAAAGGCTTTTGGATGTTCTGTCAAGGGCAGAATTCAGTGCCGTTGTTACTGTTGGGCTTGATATTTGGAGATATGCAGAAATACTCCCCCAACTTGTTAAGCTTAAAGAAGATATGGGATTTAAACTTGTTCCCATATTTCCTTATGATCTTCAGTATATTCGTAAAGATTGGGTAAATTGGATAAACAAGCATGATTTCCCTTGTGTTTACTCACGATATGGGGAAATGGCACTTAAAGAGTATGTGCCAAAGTTAAGATATTTTAGACCCAATGTAAGAAATGCTAATCTTTGGGGGGTTCTTTCAGAAGGAGACAGGAAGAACATAAAGAGTTCCCTTTTTGCTCCAATACCAGAAGACCACTTCATTTTTGGTTTTGTTGGTGTAAATCAGGTTAGAAAAGACCCACAGAGACTTGTAAAGGCTTTTTCTCTTATACACAAAGAAAATCCCAAAACTACCTTATATCTTCATTCAAATGTTGTTAATGGGTTTTATAATTTAAGACAGTATGCTCTTGATTGTGGACTCAGAACAGGGGATGTTGTATCAAGACCAGAACACACTGTGTTTGCCCAAGAGGAGATGGTAAGGGTGTACAATGGAATTGATTGCCTTGTAAATTGTTCTATGCAAGAAGGTTTGTCTTGGACACCACTTGAAGCAATGTTGTGTGGTTGTCCTGTTATAGCTTCTGATTCTACTTCTCATATTGAACTTGTGAAAGGGGCCGGGGTTCTTGTTCCCTGTGATGAACTGTCATACTTGCCGTTGAAGGGGAAAGAGGGGCAAACATGGATGGAGGCACGAAGTTGCAAGGTTTCTAATATTGTAAAGGCTATGAAAGAGGTTATGGAAAATGATGCCCTGAGAAAAGAGATGAAGGAAAAGGGACTCAGAAGGGCAAAGGAATGGGTATCTGAGAAGTCAAATGTTAATACATTGCTTGATGAAGTTGTTAAAGAAAAACCCCTTGAGATTGTAGAGACTACTGGAAAAGTAGATGCTGTGTTGTTTGTGCAACATTCTTCAGCAGGGGATGTTCTTATGTCTACCCAGTGTTTTAAAGGTATTAAGGAAAAATACAGGGGGAAGAAACTTATATATATGACACAACCACAGTTTAGGGGGATTGTTGAGGGAAATGAATATTTAGATGAAATTGTTGATTTTGATATAAGATCAATTGGTAAGTATGAGGTTGTGTACAACCCACATGGTGAGAAGATATTGCCGGGGGGATGGAACAATCTTGATGTAAAGCTTCATTATATGTATCCGTATTTTTGCAAAGTAACTCCTGATTCTATTTGTATTGTTCCCCAGACTCCCAAAAAGATTGTGGAGGAAGGTGGTTTTGATTTTGATCAGGATTATATTGTTTTGAATTCTGGGGGTAAATCAGCATATAGACAATATACTCATTTTGATACAGTGTTTAAAGGTATTTCTCTTCCTGTTGTTCAAATAGGTTCAGAAGATGACCCAGAAGTTGGAAATGTTGTTGATCTGAGGGGGAAGCTTTCTTGGCGTGAGAGTGCGTGGGTGATGGGGAAAGCTCATGTAGCGGTTACGGTTGATAGTTTTTGTGCCCATCTTGCTGGTGCTATGGATACTCCTGTTGTTGTTCTTTTTGGCCCTGCCCCCGCAAGAGTCACAAGCCCCAGAGTATTTGATGAAAAAAGGCTTGTGTGCCTTGAGCCAAACTTACTTGATGTGTGTAGTATTCTTTCTCATTGTTGGGGGAATATTCCTTATGGTAAGGAAAGGTGCAAATCCCCCTGTATAAATACAATCTCCCCTCTTAAGGTGAGGAGAGAACTAAAAAAACTGTTAGAGGAGACACAATCATGATTATTTTAATGAAATCTCTAAATGAGGAGAAGGTGGTAAAAAGATGTCTTGATGACTTTCATGATCTGGAGTGGGTGGACAGGGTAATTGTTATTGATGGGAAAAGTACTGATTATACAGTACAGGAACTGGAAAGGTATACCAAAACTGAAGTGTACATACATCCTTGGAATGATTGGTATCATGACATGGAGGTGTGCCAGAGTAATATTGCTTTGAGCTATGTTCCTAATGGGGAGCTTGCCTTTATCCTTGATTTCGATGAGAGGATAAGTCCTCAATTAAAAGAGGAATTGGCACAGTTTGATACTGAAGGGGTACAGTGTGATGTGACAGGAGTTGCCAGAAAAACAATTGAAGTATTACGTCATGAAGACAGCCCACATGCTATAATTGATACGGATGGTTGGCCCATTGAATCACACCAAATAGGGCAATTCCCAGATTATCAGTGCAGACTGATAAGGAGACATCCCGATCTTCATTGGGTAAATTCTCCTCACCATGTCATGAGAGGTCAAAAATCTGAGGGGGATATTAAAAACACTTTGGCCTATATTCTTCACTATGAGAAAGATGACTACAGGGACAGGGAGAGAATTGAAAAAAAATGGTTGAGGTGTCAAGCAAGAAGAAAGATGTTGAATCTTCCCCATGATGTTTTTGAAACAAAGATTAAGCCTGAAATTGGAGAGTATGCTGATCCTACCTTTTGGGATTGGAGGGTATGATGGAATTAAGCAAACAGTTACTGGATGGACAAAAAATGTCAAATGAGGAATTAAATTACTCTTTTGGTTCTTGTCCAAATTGTGGTGCGATTGATTTTTGTGTTTTGTATGATAAAACTGAAAATGTTTCAATATTGTGGTGCTCCTGTGGGTTGTGCCTATATATTCCTAATACAATGGATGTCCTTAAAGATTTTTGGAACAGGATGAGAAGTAAGGAAGAGGAAACAGAACCAATCTCTGGAAATGATAATTTATAAAGGAGAATAAATGGATAACAAGCTTGAAGTGTTACAATCAATAAAAGAAGTCCCCGGTGCTGTAAGTACTGCTGAAATGATGGCAGTATATGATACTATAACAAAATATTTAATTTGTCCAAAAGGTGGCCTCTCATTTGCTCTTGATTTTGGGTCTCATGCTGGCAAGTCTTCCATAGTTGGGGCCGCAGCTTTGAGTAATATTGGCAGAAAGGATATGTTTTGTATGATTGATCCTGTTTATGATCTTTCAAATGAATCTGCTTGGAAGCACACTATTCAGGGTAGTTCTGATAAGATGCCTTGGGGATACTGTAGGAAGGAAACATTTAAGGAGGATGTTAGAAAAAGAGTAGTAAGACATACAGATTTGGGAGTAAGATTGATTGGACAAACTTCAATTAAATTTCTTGAAGACCTTTCAGATGTGGCAGTGTCCTATGTTTTTATTGATAGTGATGATCATCAAATTGAACTTATTATGAGGGAAGTGGAACTTCTTGAAACAATGGTTATGGTTGGTGGTATAATAATGTTCCATGATTTTGAAAATCAGTATACTTCCCCCGCTACTGCTGCAAATTGGCTTGTAGCTGGGGGGAACTATGAAAAACTTTCAATAGATTGGGATTATATTCTTACATATGTAAAAGCAGTTTCTCTTGAAATTGGTAATGATACTTGGCAGAATCCTAATGCAGATAGGACAAAGGTTGATGAAATTCCCAATTTTGTTGGGGCTGTTCGGAGGATAAAATAGTGGGTAATGTAAGAGACATTCTTTCCAGAATATTTCTTAAAACAGATCAATTGTTTAAAAAGCAAATAAGAATTGAGCAAGCTGAAAAGATACATGTTCATTGGAGTGATATTAGGATTCTTATGGAACCGTCACAGTTCAGGTCTTTTTTTGTGGCAATGACTTTAGCAATAAAAGCATGGGATGGTGGGTTAAGTCCCGACAGTGATAAAGTTTTGTCCCATATTGAATTTGATGAGGAGGTTGTTTTTAACAGGGAAGTGTCAATAGAACTTCAAAAAGATGGTAATTTTCATTTTCACTATAATGATTTAAGAATTGAAATGACTCCTGACACATTTGTTATTTTGGCTAATCTGTTTTGTGATGCAAGGAAGATATATGAAAACATTTAAAATGATATCAATAAGTGAAATAAATCCGTTTGATGATGGACACCCCAATAAAAGTGAATTGTGGGACGAAAAGGAGCTTGAAATGCACAATGAAGGGGCTTTGTTTATACTTAGTGGTATTAGAAAAGGTGGAGAAGTAAATCCGATTGCAGTAAGAGAAAGGGTGGTTGATTATTTTAACATGAAAAAGAAGTATGAAAGGCTTGATGGATATAAAAGGTACTGTGCTTGTGTTCTTTCTGGTATGACAAAAATACCTTGTTATATTTATTCAGGGGAGGAAGCTACCCCCGGTTGTCAGTATGGTGAGGAATTATGGAATATTCCTCCAAAGGAGGCAGCATGAAAATAGCTTTTATGGTTTGACAATTCTCTAAGAGAAAGGAGAAAGAAAATGAGTGTGTTTTATGTTTGTAAAATGTGTGGCAGAAGCCTAAGAATTCAATCAGGCCCCCCTCCCAAATTCTGTTATTTTGACAGGATGAGTGCAGTAGAGAATATCAGTGAGGAGGATGCTGAGAAAATGGGACTTTTTTCAGGATATGCAGACAAGGAGGCTGTTTTTAAAAATGTTTTGGCCTTTGAGTTTCCAAAAGATATTAACTATGATCCCTTTACAGGAAATCCAGTAGGGGGTGCTGTTAAGAAGTCTTTTGTTAATGAGTATTCCCTAAGTGACTGGCAAGATGTGATAATGAGCAGAGTGAGGGGAGTATTTCATTTTGAACAGAACATGGAGGGGAGTGATGGATAAAGACAAAAAGACAATAAGTTTGGTAATTAATACAGATACAAGAAGTGGATTCATGGAAGAAGTTTCTGAATTGTCCCAGTCTATGCAAGGGGGTACAAAGTCAATAGATTTCTTTATAGGTGGTGTTTATAATAAGATAAAGTTCTTTAGGGATTATAATGTTGAGGTTACTTTATATGTGGACATTCATGAGCCTATTCCAGATGTTTTGCATGATGAATTTAAGTATATGCTTGAAAATGGAATGGTGGAGAACATACTTCTTTGTAAACATACCAAGCATTATGGTGGAAATTACTATCCAAAATGGTTAGATTTGAACATACTTAATGCAATAGTTATGTCTAGGAGTGAGTATCTTGTTCATTGTGATTGGGACACTGCTCTTTTCAGGAGGGATTCTTTTGATGTTGTTAGATATTTTATCACGATGATAGAGGGGAGGAAGTGTGATTTTATATCGTACCCAAGTATATACTCTCCTGACCCAGTAATAGACAATGATTTTGAGTATTGGTGGGCAAGTACAAGATTTTTTATGTGCAGAAGAGATGCCATTGATTATACAGAAATATTTAAATGTTTGGGAAGTAATGAATATTTGTATGGAAAATATGGTGAGAAGAATAGGAAATGTCCTTGGCTTGAACACATTCTTGGCATAACTTCAAAAAATGGGGTGTTTTATCCTCCAATTAATAACAAGGAGTACCTTATATTTTGTTGGAAAAGGTACATGAAGGGTTTGTTTGATAGGCTTAATGCTTTTGAGTATGACCAAGTAAAAGAGTATGTAGCCAAATGTGGTGGTATTCAATATCCCTGTGATGTCAGGGCAATCTGAAAAGAAGAAAGGAATTATTATGAGTAAATTAAATATAGCATTTACAGGCAACGTGTTCCCCTTTGGAGAGGGGTTTGCTTATGGTGGAGAGAGAATTTTATATTATCTTATTAGGGAACTGAGCAAATTGGGACACAATATTTATCTGTTTTCAAGGGAAGGTACAAATGTTCCGAGTAAGTATATTAAGGATTATGTCCCTATTGGGGAGCTTCAGAATGATGTTGATTTACACTATGAGGCTGTTGTGGAATATGTAAACAGGACAAAGACAGAGTTTGATATTTATATGTGTAACTATTTTGGGGATGGGTGGAATCCTGATGTTATTGATAATTTTAACTATGTGGAACTTGTATGGTGTGTTTGGTGCCACATTAGGTGGAATATGAACAAACTTCCATTTAATACCATAACGTACTCAAGAGTTCTCCAACAGGATTTTGCAAGGCTTGGACTTCCCACAAGTATGATACATTATGGTATTCCTAAAGAGGACTATGTACCATGTTATGAACCAGATGATTATGCGGTTTGGATTGGTAAAATTGAGGGGGGCAAAGCTCCACATCTTGCTATTGAGACAGCAAAGAAGGCAGGGATGAAAATTGTAATTATGGGGCCTCCTTATAATTCAGGTTGTTTTTGGGAGAAGGTTTACCCTTATATAGATAATAAGGATGTTTTTTGGGTTCGTGGTGTGGATGATGCCATGAAGCAAAAGATAATGAGCATGGCAAAGGTATTTATTTCAAGCAATGACAACACATGGAAGGAACACTTTGGAATAGTGAATGCTGAATCTCTTGCAATGGGAACTCCTGTGCTTGCATTTAACAAGAGAAATCAGGATTGTGCTGTTGTTGTTGATCAGATAGTTAAGGACATGAAGACAGGGTTTATCCTAAATTATATGGATTCTAATAATGTTGATGAAATTACTTCAGATGGTGCCAATATGCTGAAGAATTTGAAATATATCGACAGAAGAGATTGTAGAAAGGAATTTGAAGAAAGGTTTACCTCTGAACTGATGGCAAAGAGATACGATTGGTTTTTTGATAAGGTAAAAGAGGGGGAACGTTTTAATACTGTGGAGGTGCCATTCTAATGATAAATGTACTTGGGAGCAGTCATATCAGCTTGTTTTCTGGTGTAAACTCTTTCCCCTCTGACAATGGGGATGGTCGTAATGTAAAAGACACACTTAAAGATTTTAGGACTTGGTATACGGGGGCACATTTGTCTTATAATCTTTGTAATAAGGAGCATCCAGCAAGAAAGACATTTGATGCATGTATAGATAAACTTGACAGAAACACACCAGTACTTCTTATGATGGGTGAAATTGATTGCAGAAATCATCTTGTTAAGCAGAAGAACCTAAAGAGTGTTTCTTCTTTTGATGTTGTTTTTGAGTGTGTTGAAAAATGTATGGAAGTAGTGAAAGACATAAAAGATGAGTTTTCAGATTTAGTGGTGTGGGGGCCTCACCCAATATTATGGGAGGATTCTTTTAATGGTGTTAAAGAGTCTACCCTTTGCTGTGGTTCTTATGAAGAAATTTGTCTGATAGAGTATCTGTTTAATAGTTATTTTTCTCTTTTGTGTGATAAAGAGGGTATAAAGTTTGCCACTCTTTACTATCTTATGATGGAGACTTTTATGAATCTTGAGAAAAAGAATTATATGATTGATCAATTTCATTTGTCTCAAGAAATGCTTCCTTATGCTTTGGATGAATTAAAAGCTTGTGGGGTGAAGATATGAAGTATGATGTTGTTTTTGTTTTTGGAGTAGGACGATGTGGCAGTGGTTTTACTTCTACTGTTTTGTCCCTTCACCCTGATATTCTTTTATTTGCTGGGCCACCATTTGGATATTTGAGAGAATCAAAGAAGAAAGTTTTTACTTTTGATGATTTGAAAAGTAATTGGAAGGTAAATCCAGAACTTGAATTTGAACAGAATATAAACAAAAAAGAAGGGTATGAAAAATATTATGAATATCTCAAAAACAAACAGAAGGAAAATGGTATTATAAACATATGGGACAATAGGGGGGAGTGTCACTATAGCTCATTATTAAATAGGATACAGGGAAGACATTTGATGCTTTATTGTGCTAGACCAATAATAGACCACTGTAGATCATTTAAGAGATTTTTTGGACAACAGGCTGGTGGCAGATATTTCCTTGATCATTTACAAAGGTCTTTACAGTCTATAAAGGAAGCAAAGGGTGTTGATATTGTTATTCTTAATGTATGCCCCAAGAGTCCTGAAGAAAAAATAACTATATTTGAGAAAATACATAATATTATTGGTTTTACTATGACAGACCTTCAGAGAGATTTTGTTATGGAAAACAGAAGGATAGGGGGAGTTAGAGAAGAGAAGAATAACTATTCAGATGCTGAAATAATGTCTGAAATAAATTATAATAAAAATCCTTTAGTTTTGGACTATGAAAAATTATTAGAGGAGGCCCTGTGAAACCAGACATAACTTTAATATTTCCAAATAGTGTGTTTCTTATAAATGATGGGGTGTTCCCTCCTCTTGGTATAATGTATTTGTCTGCATATTTGAAGAAGAAAGGGGTAAGGGTTCAATGTCTTGATTTTGGTATTGGACATAAAAAGGAGGAGGCAGAGGCCAATATTGTTGGTATTTCTTTTACCACTCCTCAGAGGAAGGAGGCTTTTGGTCTTCTTGATTACTATAAGGAAGAGGGGAAATATGTAATTGCTGGAGGCCCCCATGCGACACATATGCCAGAGGAGTGTTTTAGAAATGGGTTTCACTGGGTAATTAGCGGGTATGGTGAAGAGGACTTATATCAATGTGTTTATATGCTTATTAAGGATAAAATTGAACCTAGATTTTGTGGGGAGAGTGAAAACATAGACCATTACCCTTTTCCAGATAGGAACTGTGTTCCAATAAAAGAGTATACCTATACTATTGATGGAATTCCCGCAACTACCATTATGACAAGCCGGGGGTGTCCATATAACTGTTCTTTTTGTGCCAGAATAGACAAAACATATAAGAGCCAGTCAGCAGCAAGAACACTGTCAGAAATATATTCAATTAATAATCAGTTTGGATTTGAAGCATTTATGATTTTTGATGATACTTTTATAGCAAACAAGAAAAGACTCTCTTATATTGCAAATGGTGTTAATGGTTCCAATTTTAAGTTTAGGTGTTTTTCAAGGTCAAATTTAATTAATGAGAAGACATGTAGAGAAATGGAAAGAATGGGGATTGTTGAAGTTGGCATAGGCATTGAAAGTGGTTCAGATGCTGTTCTTGAAAGGAACATGAAGGGAACTACCAGACAAGTAAATTTAAATGCAGTTCATATGTTACATGATCATGGGATAAGAGCAAAAGCTTTTCTTATAGTAGGTCTTCCCGGTGAGACTGAAGAAACGGTAAAAGAGACAGAAAGTTGGATAAGAGAAGCAAAACCCTATGATGTAGATATAAGCATATTTCAACCACTACCAGGGTCTATTCTCTTTGAAAATCCCAGTAAATATGGCTTGACTTTTAAATATGATGGTGATTCCATGTTTTATAAGGGTAAGCCGGGGCAGTACAAATCCAATTCAAGAACAGAAGGTCTTGATTGTGAAACCATTGAACAATTAAGGCAGACCTTGGAAGACACTTTTAAAAGAAGGGAGTTGTTAAAATGAGCAAACTAGATATATTTGTTCTTCCACACTGTGGTGCTGGTATTGGAGACATCAAAAAGTTGGAAGAGTTGTTTAGTTGTTTTGATGTTTCCTTTAATACTAATTGTACCACATATGATGAGATTAATAATACTAAAAAATCTGGAGAATGGTTTTTTGTCATATATGACAATGAGATTGTTGATGTCCCTCTTCTTGAGGCACTTCCAGACATGTTGGAGGTTTTTCATGTTAATGTTTGGGTTTTTTATAAGAGGAGAAGTAAAGAGGACAAATTTGTACCTGAGAGATCACCAAGAATGTTTAGAAGTGATATTAAATTACAATCAGGATCGTTAATCCCATTATATGACCCTGAGAAGAAGATAGAAACTGAAACTATACTTGATGGATGGATTATTGAAGAATGTTAAAGGTGAATGTAGACAGAAGGCAGTTAGATCAGATAATAAGAGCACTTGGGAGAGTAGAATCTAAAATTCATTATGAGACCAAGCATAATTTACCTAAAAGGGGGGCCATAAGGGCAAGGGACATGCTTTTTGAGAACATTCATAACCAAAAGTTTAGTGGTGGTTCTTATGGCTATAAGTCTTATGATGAGTATAATAAAACGTATTCTGAGTGGAAGTCTGAAATGGGAATGGGGTTTAAGGGATTCTGGAGGCTGTTTGATGATCTGGTTTCAAGTTTAGAAGTTTTTAATTATAGAAAGGGAGTTATGGCTGGCATTCGCTCTGGAATTCTTGATTCTGGGGGGAAGTCCATGTTTACTGCTGGTGGGGGTCAGAGGAAGGAAATAGCATGGATTGCTAGGCTTATGGAATGGGGTTGGACAAACCCTGTCACACATGCTCATGTGGGAGAGAGACCTTTGTTTCGACCAACAAGAGTTGAGTTTAAAAGGAAGGAACTTGGGAAACTTGGTGATTTGGGGATAAAGAAAATAAGGAAGGAGTGGAGGTAATGCAGCTATTAAATGTAGTCCCAAAAGAGGTACATGCAACCTTTGATATGAGTATGGAGGAAATAGACAAGTTTATTGTAGCAATGTCCTTAGCAAAAATTAATTATGATGGTGAGAGTGAGAAGGAAAAGAAAGCAATTGAGTTTCTTGTAAAGGAAATGTTTCCCATGTTGGAAGAGGTTCACCAAAAATTTTCAAAGGGTGGTGATTAAAATGTCACTAGATGCAACTGCTAGAGAAAGTAATGTCAGAGACAGCCTAAAGAAGTATTTTACAGATAGTTTAAAATCTTCTGAAAAAATACCAATTACTTTTGACACTTCTCTTTCTGTTCCC